ATGATCACGGCCAAGCTCACCGGTCCCCACACCGACGCGCGCCGCTCCCGCCTCGCGGGCTTCGTCGTGACCTGCCTCGCCCTGGCGACGTTCGGGCCCTACCTCTGGGAGAGCATCCGCACCGAGCAGGCAGCTGTGTACGGGCTCTTTCTCCTCTTGCTTCCGGTGGTGTTCTCACATTTCCGCCCCCAAGGTGGACTCCGGTTCTTCATTCCGTGGGTGCTGTACATCGTGATCGCCACGCTCGGAGTGATCGCACCGAGTGCGGGCGAGATGCCGTACGAGGCAGGCTCCTTCCTCGGCGGCATGGACAACGTACTTGCTCCCCTCGCCCTCATGTTCCTCATCTGGTCGGTCGTCCCCGAACATGACGCGGAGCGGTTGCTGAAGCGGTTCGCGAAAATCGTTGCCGTCGCGATGGCGGTGAACGGCGCCATCGCCGTACTCTCCACCCGCGTGGATGTCGCCGCCTTCATGCGTCCGTTCTGGGCCAGCGAGGACAGCGCGACCACTGCTGACCTCGCCGCCCAACTGGGCCGCTACTCGGGCATCTTCAACCTCCCGTCCGAGGCCGGTGCGCTCTACGGGGTCGCAGGGCTCGGCGCGATCTACGCGTGGAACAACCGGCCCGTGCTGGTCGCGCTGCTCGTGACGCTGATGACCCTCGGCGGGCTGATCAGCGTGTCGAAGGTCTTCATCTTCGGGGGCCTTCCGGCGATCGTCATCTACTGGTTCTGGTCGCAGCGCGGCGGGCGGAAGGTCGCCGCCGTCTTCGGCCTGGCCCTCATCGCGCTAGGCGTGCTGCAGTCGGGAGTGTTCGCGCAGTGGACGGGTGCCAACTACCTCGGTCGGCTGTTCGTGACCTCGAACAACCAGGGGTTCTTGGAGCTCTACAGCGCCGGCCGCTTCGACACCGACTCCACCTTCACGACTGTGATTGGCCAGGTGCTGGCCTACAACCCGCTCACTGGAGTTGGCGCGGCCGGTTGGAAGATGCCGTACGACGGCGCCGTCGCCGAGGCGCTGATCGTCGGTGGAGTGATCGGGCTGTTCCTTCTCGCCTTCGTCACAGCGGCGATTTTCACGCTGCGGCGCGACCAGGACAAGTCGGCGAAGTGGTTCGCGACGTGGCTCGCGGTCGTGACCGTCGCGGGCTCCGCCGGATTCTCCCCGCTCACCGCGAACCGCATCTCCACGGTCACTTGGGTGATGATCACTCTTCTCGTGCTCGTGGCACGCGACCGACGACGCCAAGCGGCCGAAGAGAGGTCTACGGCTGCGCTCGCGTCGCGGCGACCGCAGCCCGTTAGTTAGCTCCGCGCACACACGACGAAGGGCCCCAGCCGCATCACTCGATGCGGCTGGGGCCCTTGTGGTCCAGCTATAGGTTGCCCTCGGAAACGACGGCGCCGGATGAATCCGCCATGTACTCCCAGGAGGCGGTTCCATCATTCCCGAGCTCGCCGATCGCGGTGGGGTTCGGCTCGGCCGTTCCGGTCGTCCCGGAGGAGCGGTAGCGGATCACCCGGCCGTTCGCCAGCTTCCACCATGCGCCAGCGACCACCGCGGTCGACGCCGCCCACGTGGCGCTGGAAAGCGCACCGTTCACGGTTTGCGTCCACCCACGAGGGGCGCCGGACGATGGGGCTGAAGCGCTCCATCGCATTCCACGTCGGAACAGTCCCTTATTCGGAATCGATCCGATGAGGTACGCGTTGCCGTCGCCCCACGCGTTGTTGTAGCACTGCGCGAACTCTTCGACGGGGATCGGGTCGTATGTCGATCCGCCGCCGACCGATCGGACGTTGGGCAAGTTCCAGCCCGCCGCGCGCCCGTCCTCCGCCCCGTTGCCGAGACGAACCGGTCGGTTCGCTGTGCCGCGCGCGTTCACGAGGATCGCAGGGATCGAGAACGCTCCGACCCCGCGCAGGGAGACCTCTGCGCCGGCGTTGCTCGTGTTGCGGCTGGTGACCGTGATGGATCCGATGTAGCCGCTCTCATCGAGGATGAGGAGCACCGACTCCGTGTTCACGCCCGTCGCCTTGTCGACGGAGACACGCCCGATGTTCGGGCGCTTGCAGGTCTCCGTGCCTACGAGCTCGACCAAGCGCGAACCCGTCACTGCCGTCTTGACGTTCTGTCCCAGAATGCCTTCCGCTGTGAAGTCGTGGCAATTCTGAATGCTGACGACGCCTGCGGATCCGTTGCCTGACAGCGTGCCCGCAACCACCCCGTCGGTGAACTTCAGCTGGAACGGGGCTCCGCTGAGGTTGTTCTCGACCGTCCACTTCCCGATCCGTCCGCCCCGGGAACGGAACGTCGATGATGCAGAACCATAGATGGCGTGGGTCGGATTGACGCCCCCGGAGTCATCGAGGTCGTCGTGGCAGTACGCGTCTCCCCAGTCGTATCCCTCTTGGCTGACGAACAGCAGTGCGAAGTTGTAGCGGGTCGCCTCGAGGTATCCGATCCGGTTGCCGACTCCGGTGCGGTCGTTCATGCTGCTCCCGTCCCACGACGAGAAGAAGATCGGGGTCGGCATGCCGTCGGTGCGCAGGTACTCGACGTAGTTGCGGTCGCCGTTCGACCAGACGGCGCAGCCGGAGCAGTACGGCGCCGATCCGCGAATCGGCGCCCCTGTGTGGTTGCCTCGGGTGCCGACGAAGCGCACCAGGCCGATGCGCCACGTGTGCCCATTCGCCCCGACGCCCAGGGAGGACCGAACAGCCAAGAAGACCGGCGTCCCCCAAGTCGACACGAGGAACTCCACACCCATGGCGTCGACCGTCTGGTTGTTCGCCTTGTGCTGGAAGCTGCTCGGAGGGACAGTGACCGGGCTCATCTCCGGCGGGAAGTACAGGCGCGCGCCGTCCGGTGCGGCGTCGAAAGCAGCCTGAACGGTCGGGAAGCGCGCCACATTGATCACGAGCTCGTCGGCGCGCGTGAAGGACCCGGCCGCGGCCTGGTAGGTCTGCGAGTCTGGTGCGCCCAGGTACGTGGCGACCGCCTGGTCGTTCTCCACGGCGTTCACACCAGGGAGCCCCCGGGGGACGTCGACCTCAATCTGCCGGTTCTGGTCGGGCCCCGTCATGCGAGCTGCAGCGGGCTGATCAGCCGGCACGGTCTTCGCCGTGAACGAGGAGATGCGCGCGGCGGGCCCGCGGAGGTTCGTGATGGGGATGATGTCGGCCATGTCAGCTCACCAGCCTTAGCTCCCCGATGAGGGGGTCGTCGAGGGGCATCTCCTGCCCCTGCGCGGGGGAATACAGCCACCAGCCCTTGTATCCGGGCGGTGGCGGGTCGAGGGACACGAGGACGCTCTGCGGCGACAGGGGCGCACCCGGGAGCGAACCGATCGGCCCGCCCTGCTCGGGCACGAACAGCCGATAGCCGAGCACGTCGTAGTGCGTGTACTCACCGCCGGGCTGCAGGTGCTCGATCGACACCGAATACCAGACGGTCGGCACGACCCCGTCGGTCGCCTCGAGCGTGACGGACCCGTTGCCGGCGGCGTCGGGGATCGTGACGATCGGGGTCGTCGGGAACAGCTGCGCCCCCTTCACGCCAGCCGACGACGGCGTGAAGATGACGCGCGGCGACTTGTCGGTGAGCGTCTCCAGTCCGAAGTCGGTCAGCGTGAAGGTGACGACGGCCATCACTCCCCCTTGAGGTCTCGACGCAGCTGCGTGGACGTGAGCTCTGCCGCCTCGCGCGGGTCCGTGGTGTCGAAGTGGTTCACCTGGTCGACAACGATCGCTGTCCCCGAGAGACGAAGCGGGCCGCGGATCGTGATGCCGTCGGAGGGCTGCATCGTCGGGTCCTGCGGAAGCGTGGCGAGCACGAGGCGCAGCAGCGAGGTGAGCGCGGCGATGAGTGCGGCCTGGACCACGGTCGACCAGGGGACGTCGGAGAGCAGTGTCGCGCCGAGGAATCCGGCGGCGAGGGCCTGGGCGAAGGTCTTGACGACGCGCTCGACGGCGGCGAGCCACCAGGGCAGGTTCGTGCCCTGCGTCTCGGGGAGTCCGGCGAGGGACGTCGCGAGCGAGGCGAGGAAGCCGAGCGCGGCCGCGGATGCCGCGGTGATCCACGGGACATCGGCGAGCAGCGCGCCGCCGAGGTACGGGAGGACGATCGCGATGGCCGTGTAGAGAGCGCGCAGCAGCGCTGCCTTCCACCAGGTGCGGTCGGTGAGCTTGCTCATGGGGTGACTCCTGTCGTTGGGTGGACGCAGACGGTCGCCTGCGTCGGGGTGAACGGGCCGAACTCGGTGCCGGCCATGGTGATCCAGCCGGTTACGGCCTTGGACCCGTCGGAGCAGAGCGGACCTGCGGGTCCGGTGGGGCCGGTCGCGCCGGTGGCGCCGGGAGGCCCGGCGGGGCCCATGTCGCCCTTGGGGCCGGTGGCTCCCGGTGTGCCCTGCGGTCCGGGGTCGCCGGTGTCACCCTTCGCGCCGGGTGCACCTGGGAGCCCTGCCGCGCCGGGCTGGCCGTCATCGCCTGCAGGGCCAGACGGTCCGCGCGGGCCGGGATCTCCTGCGGGTCCGGGGACGACCTCGGCGGGCGCTTCGCCCTCCGGCTCGACGCCCTCAGCGAGCAGCTGCTCGTAAAGGCTCTGCGCGTTGGCCTGCGACGCCTGCAGGTCGGCGTACATGTCCTGATTCTCGGCGCGCAGCTGCGCGTTGTTCAGCGAGACCAGGACGATCGCACCGAGCACGAGCACGACGATCAGCGCGCCCATGACCTTGTAGCCGACGGTCCACATCTTCGTCGAGAACATGCTCAACCTCCTGCGATCTGTTGCAGACCGGTCGTCACGGTCCAGAGGACGATTCCGCCGATGACGGAGAGCAGGGCACCGAATCCGGCGAGGCCGATGGAGAACATCTGCTGCGCGCGGGTCTTCCGCTGCTCCTCCGCGATGCGGCGCGCTTCCTTCTCACGTTCGGTGTCGGCCTCTTCGAGGTCGCGGAGTCGCGCGTCCTGCCGGTCGTCGCGCTCCTTCTGGTTCGCCTGGACTTGCGCGAGCATCGAGGCGGTGACCATGTCGCGCGAGAGCCCGTCGAGGCGTCCGTTGATCTCGGTGCGCGTATCCCGGAGGTCGCTGCGCAGGATGTTGAACAGGGACGGTGGGAGCTCCTCAGCCATGCGCACCTCCCCCGACTACGCGCGTGCGCATCAGGCGACGCCGGTCAGCGCGTCCTTGACGCCGGCGGTGATCATCGCTTCGAGGCGTGTGAAGTCCCCGTCGGACAAGCCGCCCCGCTGGATGGTCGGCTTCGGGCAGAGCAGCCCGAACATGGCGAGCTTGTTCTTGTAGAGCTCGGTGCCGCCATCCGTGACCTGCGCGCCGTTGACGCGAGCGAACCGGAGATCCTGCCGGATCGACCCCATGTAGGAGCCGATCCAGTCGGCCTCGGCCTGGGTGTGCACGGCGATGAGAGCGCCGGTGCCCCAGTTGAGCCAGCACCAGGACGGCACGCCGTCGACGATCGCGAACATGGAATCGGGCATCTCGTCCTCCTCGGACTCGGGTCGTGCGGTGGTGGCGGGCGCGGTCGCGCTGCCGGTGGGGATCGGTTCGCCGAAGTGGCGGTCGCGCTTCTGGACGTACTCGAAGTGGTGGTCCTCACCGGGCACGTGCAGGCGGGTACGAATGAAGCCGTGCTCGGCGAGGATCGCGACGATCCGCGGGATCTTCCAGTCGTCGGAGTCGAGCGCGAGCCCGCTGACGTGGAACGACTCGGACGGGTGCACGGCCTTGCTGTGTCCCGGGTACAGCGCCGGCAGCCGCCCGGAGGCGACGTACCGGTTCCAGTTCGTGAACATGAGCATCTGGTCCGACCAGGACCGATACGTGGAGTTCGAGTCGATGTCGCGCCCGAACTCGGCCCGCACCTGCGCGTTGGCTCGGCGGAACGCGGCGGCCGCGACCGGGACGAACTGCACCCCGGGGCGTACGGTTTCGATGACGAGTCCACCCATGGCTACTCCTCTCCTGCCCGCACGCCGGGAAGCTCCCAGATCGATGCGGGCTCATCCGCGGGACCCTCGGGCTCCTGCGGCCGCTCGGGTTCCGCCTCGGGCTCCGGCTCGGTCGGGATCTTCTCCTCGAGGGGGAAGTCGGCCCCTTCGCGTTCGGCCTTCACAATCCAGTCGACGTCGCGGCCCGGGTCGCCGTAGATCGTGACCTTCCCGTCACGGGGCTTGTCGGCACCCACGAGGAAGGGCCGCCCGACCGCGGTGACGTGCACAGTCCGGCCGTCGGGCTTGTTCAGCGCCTCGAAGTAGTCCGGCAGCTCGACGTCGACGGACCCGTCCGGCCCGATGGTGGCCGTGCCGGTGTACTCGGTGCCGGAGACCGGTGATTCGGTCGAGCCGTGGCGCAGCCAGTAGCCGGGCTTCGTGGGGTGGTCGATCCGGAAGTTCTTCGGCCCGTCCACGTCGAGGCCGTCGGTGAGGAGGATTCCGCGGATGTCGACGTCGTTCGGGATGAGCACGGCGTTCGCTGCTTCCAGCACGAGGATGCTCGACGAGTACACGCGGCCGCCGTAGCCGCCCGCCCGGTCGATCCGCAGCGGACCGGCCAGGACGCGACCAGTGCCGAGGGTGAGGTCGTTGTTCATCGTGACGGCGCCGTTCAGCGTCGTCGAGCCGGCCACGGTCAGCAGCCCGGCGATGCCCATCTGCCCGGACGTGTAGAGGTCGCCGGTGACGTTGACCGTGCCGCGGAGGATGGAGGGGCCCCACCAGTCGAAGGCGCCCGAGCCGGTGAGGACCCCGGCGACGGTGGCCATGCCGGTGACGTCCAGGCCACCGTTCTCGATGGTGATGAACCCGCCGCTGTGCACGCGGATGCCCGCACGGCCGATCGACGCATGCTGCAGGGTCGCGCGGGACAGATTGTTGATGGCGGTCCACAGACGCTGGATCTGCTGCTCGGTCGCGCCCTCCCCGAGGTGCTTCACGCTCATCAGGCACCCCCAGTTGCTTGCACCGACACGGTCTTGAAGTTCCCCATGTCGCCGGCGATCTTCACTACTCGGCGGGTGTACCAGCCGTCGGGGATTCGCAGGTCACCAGAGAAGTGAAGGCGGAGGGTGTCGCCGACATCGACTGGGGTGTCAGCGAGGACCTCGAGGTCCCACTGGACGGTCGCCTCCCCGTAGGTGACGAGGTCTTGTCCCGCCAGCACGGAGAGCTGCGACGCCGAGGTGACATCCTTCGAGTTGGTGACCCGTTCGAGTAGCGGCAACGGCGAGGCCATGTCGATGTTCGACACGGCGAGCATGTCGAGCTCGGAACCCTCACCGGCACGGATGGAGTTGTTGATGACGCGAGCAGCGTCTTTTCGCTGCGTGAATCCGGTCACCTGGGAGAACGGCGCGGTGACAGACATCTCCCGCGTGGTCCCCGACGACCAGGCGTTGTTCGCGTGCGTCACCCAGCCAGCCATTCCAGGCGCGAGCCACTGCGGCTTGAAGTAGATGTCCAGCCCCTCGTCCATGAGGTTGTTCAACATCGCGGGCAGCGGCTGCAGGTGGTAGCCGTAGTACGTGCGGGTGACGGAGGTCCCCCCGGGCACTCCCGGGATGGTGAGGGGGAACGACGCGTTGGGTAGCCCGGTGTACGAGTCACGAGCCCACACCAGCGCGGTATTCGCGTGCGTCGCGAGGTTTCCCGTCACCGTCTGGGACCAAAGCACCGCCTGCCCCACGGAGTGATCGACGGCGAGGCGTCCGGCGAGAAGAGACCACAGATCACCTAGCTTCAGCTGAAGCGTGGATGTGCCACGGGTGTATTGCGGCTCAGCGACGATGTAGCCGATGAACTCGACGACACCGTTTCGCTCAAGGACGAGCATGTGCTTCCATGCCGCGAACAAGGCGTCGATCTCGGCGGGGCTCATCGAGCCGTCCAGCGGGATCGTCGCGGTCCCTTCCGCGCCCGCGGACAGCAGCCGGGCGTAGCTGAATGCTGAGGCCCGCACGGTCTCGACGCGCGCACCCGTGATGCCGTTGCAGACGTGCACGCGCATTTCAGCCATCCGCACTCACACCTTCGTCTTTGTCACCCTTTGGGTGAGGGATCGCGATCCGCTGATGGTTGCTGTGACGCCCGGCAGACTCGCGGGAACCTTCCAGTCCTGGAACACAGTGATCGCGCCGACTTGCCGAACGCCGTTGAGGAACAGCCCGCCCTGCTCGAAGTCGATCTCGTGCGCCGCAGCGGGCGCGGACGTGACAGTGATGATGCGGCCGCCGGGGCCGGTGATCGTGTACCCACCAGTGCCCGCGCCGACCAGCAACGTCGGGGTCGCGGGGAAGTTGCCCCGGTGGAACGCAGGAACCCCCGCAGGGAAGTCCTCCACTTCGCCGAGTAGCCACGGGTCCGGTGACCAAAGCTGGATCAGGAACTCAGCGATCGTGGGGTCGGAGCCGAGGATGTCGAAGTCGACCGACGACAGTCCGACCTTCGCCCAGTACGATCCGGTGCCCTCGTCGATGGCGAGTGTGTCCCAGCCGCCGTCGCCGCAGAGTCCGCGCACATGCAGCTCGAGATTCTCCATCTCTTCGGGTGTGCGCCGCTTGGCAATGCCCTTGATGGAGAAGGTCTGTGCGTCACGGTATGCGGACAGCGCGAACGAACCGTGCTGTGCGGCGCGAGGTACGTCCTCGCGCCGCACAGACGACGACCGCGTGTATCCCCCTGGGCTGACCATCACGAAGGAGTCGAAGTCCCGAGGTACCGCCTCGAAGTGGACCCCGCCGATCCGTGCTCCTCGGAACATCAGTACCTCCCGAGCTGATAGGCGAGCCGGTCGGCCGCGATCCGGCCGACGGTTTCTTCCGACATGCCCGGTTGCGGGTACACGTTCACCGATGGGCCGTTGCCTCCGCCGTTGAGCTGCCCCAGGACCTGCGGAGACAGCGGGATGACCATCTCGTCGTACCGGCCCTCGCCGATGTTCGCGATGATCCCCCCGGTGCGCGCCTTGACCAGCGCGCCGTCCTCCAGCTGAGGGATATGCGGGATGTTCAGCCCGAACGTTTGCCCGCCCACCATGGGTACCCATTCGGGGATGTCGACGCTCACGGAGTTCAATCCGTCGATGACGGAGTTGATCAGCCCGATGAGCCCGTTGATGGGGCCCCGCACGACCGACAGCACCGATTCGAACGCTGCGCCGATGAACGCGGAGATCCCGGAGAAGACGGCGTGGATCGTGTCACCGACGAACTGGATCGCACCCGAGATCGCGGTCGCGACTGGCGAGATGATGTTCTCGTAGATCCACGTGAAGGCGGCGCCGACCGCTGCGAAGACAGGCTGGATGATCGTGTCGTTCAGCCACGTGAAGATCGCACCCCATGCCTGGAAGTACAGGATGATGCCGTCGATGATCGGGACGATGACGTTCTCGTAGATCCAGGTGAAGACCTCACCTATGCCGGCGAACACAGGCTGAAGGACGGTTTCCCACAGCCAGGTGATGAGAGCCGCCCAGAGGCCGATGTAGAGCATGATCCCGGTGACGACAGGGACGATGATGTTCTCGTAGATCCAGGTGAACACCTCACCGATCCCTTGGAAGATCGGCTGGATTACGTTCTCCCACGCGTCGGTGAAGAACCCGGAGATGTTCGCCCACGCCTCACCGAGAAATCGGGTGAACTCCGCCCAGACCGTCTTCCCAAGCTCGGTCTGAGTGAAGAACCACACCAGCCCGGCCACGAGAGCCGCGATCGCAGTGACGATCAACATGATCGGGTTCGCGTTCATCACGAGATTGAAGGCCGCTTGGACAGCTGTCGCCGTCTCGGTGACAAGCTTCCAGGCACCATAGGCGGCGACGGCTCCGAGAACGGCGGCGGCGAGTGGACCGAGCCAGGTGATGTTGTCCTGAATCCACCCCACGACGTTCGCGCCGGCTTCCCAGACCTGGTTGAGGACGTCCACCATCTTCGGGCCGGCATCAGCCACGAACTCGCCGATTGCGGCGCCGATGTCCTTGGCTCCGACTTCCCACTGCTTGAAGAGGTCGGTCACCCCGGCGACGCCGTCCTTGATCTGCGGGAACAACCCAGAGATCAGGCCCTCACCGATGCGACTGACAGAGGCCATCATGTTGGCCCACTGCCCGGAGAAGGTGGTCCCCATCTCGTCGGCGACCGTGCCGGAGGCCGCGGACATCGCGGCCTCGAACTGCGCGAATCCGATCTCGCCGGCAGAAGCCATGCGGAAGACTTCGTCGGCAGTGACGCCGAGCTGGTCAGCGAGGGCCTGATAGATCGGGATTCCTCGATCGGCGACCTGCTGAAGAACGTCGTTCTGGGCTTTGCCGAGAGAGGCGACCTTGTTGTAGATGCTGCCCATGTCGGCCATGTCGACACCAGCGGCCGCAGCCGCGTTCGCCACAGACGTCAGGACACGCTCGAGCTCTTCCCCCGGAGCGATGTTGGCGGCGACAGCACCCGCCGCTGTTGTTGCAGCAGCGTCGAGGCTGAAGGCAGTGCCCTGCACGCTCGCCAGGGCGTTGGCCATGATCGTGTCGACGGCCTTGGTGTCGTTGCCGAGTCCGCGGAGCTTCGCCTGCGCCTCGTCGATCTTCATCGCACGCGAGAAGCCGCCTGCGACGGCGATTCCCGCGAAGGTTGCAACCGCCCCCGCCGCGGCGATACCCACGCCCTTGGCGAGGGCACCGAGCTTGTTGAGAACGCCAGTTCCCTGCTTCTCGGTTTCCTGGAACGCGCCGTTGAGGTCCTTTTCGATCCCTCGCTTGACACCAGTGGTTGTGGGGACGAGTTCGACGAAGAGGACAGCTTCAGCCACGGGGACTCCTCCTTACGGAACGTCCCCGCGGCAACAGGGCTTAGAACATGGCGGCGAGCTTCGCGCGCCGGGCCGCCCGCTCGGGCGTTACCTCTGTGGGTGTCGTCGAGTAGGTCGGCGGTTTCCCTGCCCACGGACGAGGGAATCGTCTGTACTGGGCGTTCTTCCCGCGCTGCGCGTTCATCTCGCGCTCGTGGATGTCCCACGCCGCGATCTCTGCGGGCGATGGCACGTACTTGTGCCCCTGGATCGCGGCGACGGTGGTCGAGGATCGGTCCCGAATGACGCCGCCGACGTAGGCCCAGATCTCATTCCATGTGAGCGTGCCATCTTCGAGGTCCTTGTACGCGATCCCAATCTTCGCGAGATCGTGCCGGAGTTCGCCGGGGTGGTGGCGCATGATCGGGACGATGATCGCCGACCGGTGGTCGAAGGTGCTCGACTTGCCCACCCACTGTCGAACGAACTCAGTGAACGCGCCGGTGTCGAGTGTGTGCACACGCGCATGCAGGTCCGGGTATCCGGCGAGCACGTCCCACAGGTGCAGCCACCGTTCGTTGCGCTCCTCGGACCACTCGTAGTCGCCTTCGAGGAGCGCAAAGGCATGGGATACCTCTATGGGACAGTCGCGCTCACCGAGTAGAGGAAGTGTGCTCACGAGACTTCTTGCCCCACTGCTTGAAGATCTCCGCGATGTCGTCCCCTCCCAGCCGCGCGATCACGCGGACAGCGTCCGGGTAGGTGTCCGCCAGCGTGTCGATGAGTCGCGTCCACGCGGTCATCTTCTGTTGCGCGGTCCCGGTACGCCGGGACGATTCGAACTGGCCGAATGCGGAGGTGATACCGAATGGCACCCCGGGCGTCCCGAGAACCGGGAGGTCGAATTTGCCCACGCCGACGATGTTGAACGCGATGAGCTCGACAGCTGCGGGCGCGGTAGGGGTGATCTGGACTTCGGTGGGGGTCTCTTCAGTCATGGTCGGCAACCTTTCGTGGTGTCTGGCAACCGGGAGTTTGACCGGGGGTGGCGGGGTTGCCGCTCCACCACCCCCGGGGCTTGTTCACGAACGGGCGAAGGTCTTCGCGGTGGAAGTGCCGCCTGCGGTCGTGACGGTGATGTTCGCCGCGCCGACGGTCCCACCGGGCATCACGGCGACGATCTGAGTATCGGAGAGGATCTGGAAGGATGCTTCGGCTGTACCGAACTTCACCGACGTGGCACCGGTGAACCCGGTTCCGGAAATGATGACGTTCCCGGCCGCCGCCTGCTCCGTGGCGGGGACGGTCGTGGTGATCGTGGGAGCAGCTGGTGCGACCTCGATGAGGGTGGTGTCCCACTGGCGCACCTGGTAGCCGAGGATCGGGTCTCGGAACGCGCGGAGTGTCATCCCGAGCGCGTTGATCGCCGTAGCACCGAACTGGACGGCCTCACGGTCGGCGACCTTCACCCGGGGATAGTGGGTGATGATCACGTCGTCCCCAGAGATGCCGACGGTGACGAGATCGCGGAACGTATTGACCGACGCCTTCGTGAGGGTGAACGATCCCGTCGTCGCGTTCACCTCGGTGTCGAAGTACGCCTCGGTGAGGGTGCGCGATCGCTGAATGCCAGAGAAGGCGACAGCCCATGTGCCCGGGCCGTCCTGATCGATGACGACGTCCTCGTTGTGGGCGACGAATCGCTTGTTGTCTCCGGGCTCGGCGGTGAGCGAGAACCCGTCCTCGCCGTAGTACCCAAGATCAGTACGGATCTTCGAGGCGAGGTCCGCGGTCGGATCCCAGTTGGGTCCGGTGGGGGCGGAGATTCCGTAGGCGCCGAGCAGGATTCGACCATCCTGCACCAGGCGCACGTCAGCCGGGTTGATGGTCCGGCCGTTTTCGATGAGTGCAGCGGTCATGTGCCAGCTACCTTCCTGTGTCAGTGAGTGACCCACCCGGCAACTGGTGGCGGTCCCCCGCGGTTACGGGAGTCGGTGGGCGACCACCAAGACGGTGGCCGTGTAGTAGTAATGGCCGGCCTCGTCACGGTTTTCCGTGGGGCCAGCGTTTAGCTCAGTCCGGACGACCGGGGCGCCGTCGCGGGCCGCGGACTCGACGGCGTATGCGGCGTCGGTGCAGAGCTCGAACGCGTCGTCCTTCGCCATCACGCTGTTCGCGTACGCCCAGCAGTCAACGGTGACGAGATACTGCCGCGACACGGCCGTCTCAAGCCGCGACGGTGCGACGGAGACAACGACCTGGCGTCGGAGACTTTCGTCGCGCTCAGCGGATACGCGATCTGCGGTGACGGACGCCCTGATGGTGTTGATGGCCCAGCGACGGACGTGGGGCCATTTCGACGCGAACTCTGCCATGTCTCACCCCTAGATCTGCACGCGGGCGAGCGCGGCCCGGAGCCGTTGCTGCTTGTCGCGGCGACGCCCGTCTGTCGACTGGTCAACGATCCACACCGATAGACGTCCTGCGGGGCCGTAGCCACGCGAAACGAATACCTCCTGCCCTGGGCCTGTGGCGCGTTGCGCGGCGTCCACGAGAGCCTTCTCGACCCCAGAGCCGGTCGTGTCCAGGAGGAGGGACTCGCGTATCACTTTGTGGTTCTGGCGGGCTTCAGTCGGGGACCCTTCAGGGTTGCGGATCATGGGGAACTTCACTCGTACCTTCATGACCTGCTCTCCTCACTTGGCTGTGCGGACGGCGAACTGGACGGCCCAGGTGTCTTCGCGGAGCCACACCCCGATCTCGCCGTCGATCTCGTACTCGACGCCGCGCACGCTGGCACGATCACTCGAGGTGATGTCTGGTCGAACTGGGAGATCCCGCACGTAGACCATGCCGCCGGTGATGACGGTGTTCTTCCCAACCTCGAGCGCTTCGGAGGGATTCGATGGGGCGAACTTCGCGGAGAGAGTGAGATGGTCGGTCCAGTCGGCTCCTACGGGGTCGCCATCAGGGTTGAGGACCTCGACTGCACGTCGGATGATGACGGGTTCGTACCGCGGAGTCACTGCCGGAACCCCGACTTGACCGAGAACGACCGCAGTCGGTTCTTCGGAGCGCACGGCAACCAGGTCAGGTCCTCATCGGCGAGGTAGATCGCAGACGATGAGATTGCGGTGTCGACGGTCTCGGAACCCGTGTCCGAAAATGGTCCGTCAGTGGTCGTGACGGAGCGCTGCCGGAGCCCCTTCGGGTTGAGCAGCACACGGCGGATCGACGCCACGACCGCGTCCTTGGCGGCCTCACTGAGGAGTTCGTCGCCGGCGATGAACTGGTCGACGTCGATACCGCACTTGCGGCCCTTCAGCCGCAGCTTGTTCGACGCGATCAGCAGCCACGCCTCCACCTTCGTCTCTTCGTCGACGGGGAGTTCCCCCCACACAGCCTCGACGTCTTCGACGGTTGCGAATGGATCAAGTGCCATGTGGAGGGTCCTCTCTGCCTACTCGACGGGAATGCCAGCCTCAGCCAGCGCGTCGCGGATCTCGGACGCCTTCGCGTCCTTCTCCACCTCGAAGCCCTGCTTGAGCGCGTACGCGGCCCACGCCTTCGCGGAGGAACCCGGGCCCTTGAGGGGAGGGATGCTCGAGTCGGACTCGTCGTCGGACTCGTCGTCGGACTCGTCGTCGGACTCGTCGTCGGACTC